AATAATATAAAGCAGCGGTTGTATTAGCATAGATAGGAGCTGAATATTCAACCCATGTCTTTGTTGCAGAATTCCAACGCTTAACGATCCAACGAGCACCATAGTTGGGCTCAGTTGTCTTAATCCATACAGAACCTGTAGGACGTGGTTTACTGTTTGTTGACTTCCACTCTGGAACACTAGTATGCGGTGTTTGTTGCAATGCTGGACTATAATAAGTTCCTGCTTCAAGTCCAAGTTGAGTAAATGCAATATCAGAATTTGTTCCGCCGCCTGCAATAACAATAGCATCTGCTAGTGTTGAATCGTCAGTAGCTGATATGTTGCCACTGTCGGAATGTAGGTATAGTCTGCTGTTATTAACAACGGCTTTGACTCCATCTACTGCGGCAGTAATATTGTTTGCTAAAGTAGTTAAACTAGTAACGGTAGTTATTAACACTCCGTTAATATAAAAAGTATTGCTTGCTGTTATCGAACCAACATTTGCTAGGCCGCTGACTGCAGGATGACTTTGTGCCCAATCATTACTACCAACTTCCACCCAGGTGTCTCCACCTAGTAGTGTTGTATTTCGTTTGTAATAGATTACAACTGGTTCTTTGAATAGGCTAAATCCAGCTTCGCCGGTATTGCCGATAGTCTGCGCAACTACAGCGTAATCGCCAATTGAACCTACTGAATCTTTTGGCTTTAGTGTACCGGAATCAATTTTTACAGCATCGTCATCAGTTAATACCAATGGAGTTTTTACTGCAAATTTTTGACCGCCTGTTGTACCGGCGCTTGCACCGTTCCACTCTTGGATGCCCCAAGAAGTTGATCTTGTATCAAACCACCATGCGCCATCTGCTGGCTCTGCTCCCGGGGCGGTTGTTTGTCCTTCAAGTTCGTCTAGATCTACATCAGCACGAACAATGAATACTGAATTTGATACACCCAAGAAGCTATATGCTGCTAGTAATCCGTATTCGTTTCTTTCGCCACCATGGATGGGGCTCGAAGAGGCTGTCTTCTCAAAGAAAGGAACACCATAGGTGTCAACAAGTTCTCGTTGACTAGTGATCTTAAATGCTTTACCAGTATTTGCTGGTATAGTTCCAGCAGCGGTACCTGTGCCTGCTGCATTAGATTTGTTTTCTGCGGTTGCAATTACAATAAGAGGAGTCGTACCAGGTTCTGCTGGTGTGTAAAAACTCTCATCAATTACTGTAACTTGTACGCCGGGTGATATTAGTGCCATTCCCTATTCTCCTGGTAATAGTTGCTCATATTATTTAGCGGTATCCGCTAAAATTGGCACGTTATACCTAGAAGAAAAGGGGCTGAAAAGGTGTAAATATGTTTATGAGACCACTTTGTAGGTGCGGGCAACGACCCCGTGCTGTTAACTATAAAAAGAATGATAGGATTTACTATCGTAGCCTCTGTGAAATCTGCATGGCTCACGGAGTTAACCATGGAATACCCCGCTGGTTTAGAGCAGGGTATAGGTTAAAATTACAGTGCGATAAATGCGGATTTAAATCAATTCACTCTGAAGTCTTTAGAGTATTTCACGTTGACGGAGACTTGGATAATTGTAGACACAACAATCTAAAAACTGTCTGTGTTAACTGTGCTACTGTGTTAGGCAAGGACGGAGTGCAATGGCGGCAGGGCGATCTCGTCGCTGATTACTAGTCCTTTTGATCGATCGTATAACTCATCGATTGATCCGTTGTTATCTATAATTCCATCAAATTTACAGCCGATCCATGCCCACTCACTAGCGTGAATCTTTTTCAGCTTCATGGCATTTAATCCGATATTGCTACCTTGATTTGCACTTAGCGCATCCTCATACCATGTGGGTAGATCGCCTCTCTGGACCCAATAGATTTTTCCACCTGCTTTTTTAATAGCTTCAATTTCATTAGGAAAACGGCAATCACTAATTACCACGTGATCTTTTGAAGTACGGATTTTATTTTCTAAGCTAGCAATCCAGATATCATCGTGGAATGCTTTACGGCAAACTTCTGTGCCCCAATATTGTAGTACCCATCTAGGAGTTAATGTAGGCATGTCTAACCGTTCAGCCCACCACGGATCCACTTGTTCACGCCATTCGCGAGCTTCTTTAGTACGTCCTTCAAGCATGGTTCTGTCCCAGCCGAATACATGGGCAACAGCATCTTTTAATGTTGATGCAAAACTTTCTCTTCTAAATTCGTGGAAGTTAACTAGGTAGTCAGCGACTGTGTCCTTGCCGCTGCCGATAAATCCGCATATTCCTATAATCATAAATGTCTCCTATTAGATACATTATACTATAGAAAGTTTATAAGGTCAAATAAATTTAACCAATTATGAATGTGTAGCCGCTGCCACCTGATACTAGGGTTTCTAATTCTTTGGTCAATCTTTCCAAATCAGCAGTAGCTTCTGATTTCATTGCTGCGCCGTTGAGGCTGCTTCCGCCAGCTGGTCCTGCAATTTGAGCAAACTTTTCACGTGCTTGGCCCAGCATCATTTTGCAGTTGGCCAGGGTGTAGTCTTTGATCCACTGCCCTGCGTAAGTATCTTCAATGATAGCAAAGTCCGGCTTAGTGTTATAAACCTGTATCATGACTTCTTCAAATCCACGGGGACGTTGTAGAATAGTTAATTTGCGACTCTGTGGATGCCAATTAAAACCAATAAATGAACCAAACATTTTGCCTACTAGTTCCTGATACTGACTAAACAATTCATAAGTTAATAGACCGCCCATGTTTGTTGATGATAACAAATAGGTATTTGTATAGGCCAAGTTGAATGGTTCAAATACAGTGCCGCCGGTTCCATTACCTGTTCTAGATCCGACGCTTCGACGGAAAATCTGTCGAACTTGCTGAACTTCTTTTGGTAGAATATAGTCGTTTTGATTTTCTTGAAGTGTCAAAAACATATAGCTTTCTTCAACAGCATTATCTGAACGTTGGCGGAAAACGCCTAAGCTGCGGGCTAGGGCAGTTTCGTAGTGTATAGGATCTAATTCTATATCGATCATGCCGTCGCCTAGCATGGCTTTACAGTAGTCGTATACGCTTTGTTTGGATTGATCAATTTGGCTCATACTGTTATTTATCGTAGCGGTAAATATACTACTATGCCAAGACTCAGTTTATACCGACCCGAAAAGGGCAATGACTACAAATTTATAGATAAAACCGCCTGGGAAATGTTCCAAGTTGGCGGTACAGATGTGCTTGTTCACAAGTACATAGGGCCCGGTACAAGCTCTGAAAATACACCTGCTACTCCTAGTTATACAGGAGATAGTGTAAGCAACATTCAAGATTTATTATTCTTAGAAAACCGTGATCGAAAATACGATCCCGACATTTATCAGTTGCGTGGAGTTTATAGTCTACAAGATATAGATTTTAATCTAAGTCAGTTTGGCTTGTTCTTACAAAACGACACTATTTTTATCACCTTTCATATTAATGATACAGTAGAAAAATTAGGCAGAAAAATTATTGCAGGCGATGTAATCGAATTGCCGCACTTAAAAGACGAGTATGCACTTAATGATTTACAGTTTGCATTAAAAAGATTTTTCGTCATAGAAGAAGTTAGTCGAGCTGCTGAAGGATTTTCAGTAACTTGGTATCCACATCTTTATCGTGCAAAATGCAAACCTCTAGTTGATAGTCAAGAATTCAAAGACATTCTAGATGGTGTTGCTGGAGAAGGCAGCGATAAAACATTGCGTGATATCATGTCAACATATGAAAAAGAAATGCAGATCACACAGGCAGTTCTTGATCAAGCAGAAAGTGATGCTCCTAAAAGTGGATACGATACTACACGTCATTACATGATACAAAAAGATGATAATGGCAGGGTAGAACTTGTAGACGCTTCAACTACTGCTTCGTTGGCTAGTTTCCAAACGCAGGCTACCGATGCACAAGGTAATTTATTATTTGACGATGAAAATAATCCAATCTATGTAGGGCTAACTGCCAGCACAATATATCAAAGTCCAGAATATAACGGCCCTATGATCGGCGATGGGGACGGAATACCCCCAAACGGGGCTCCTTTTACTGCAGGGATTACATTTCCTATTGCTCCGTCTATTGGACAGTTCTGTTTAAGAACAGATTATCTGCCTAAGAGATTGTTTAGATATAACGGCACTAGATGGGTAAAGGTTGAAGACGTGACAAGAATGACTATGAGCAATATGGGCTACGAGGACGTGGTTGAAGGTGGTTCACCTAACGATGTATTCTTAGATAAAGATGTAAGAATAACTCAGAAGACCAGCTTTATTAATAATAATGCAGAAGCTAGAGTTAACGGACATATAGTTAAAGAAAAACAAAGCCTTTCTAAGGCGCTTAGACCAAAGGCGGATGAGTAATGGACTATTTTTATGACGGGCAGATAAGACGATATGTAACACAGTTTATGCGTGTGTTTATCGGTTTCAAATATAAAACAGGGGACGGAACGCTAAGACATGTGCCTGTAATGTACGGAGACATGACTAGGCAGGTAGCAGCTATTATCAAAGAAAATTCAGAAAACAAAATGTCCACTGTGCCTAAAATTGCTTGCTATATTAGTGGATTAGAAATGGATACCAGTAGACTAGCCGATGCTAGTTTTGTTAGCAAATTAAATATCAGCGAACGTGCTTGGACAGAAGAAAACGGAGAAATTGGTTATAAGAATTATCAAGGTGCAGGCTATACTGTTGAAAGACTAATGCCTACTCCGTTTAAGTTAACTATGAAAGCAGACATTTGGACTTCAAATACTGATCAAAAACTGCAATTAATGGAACAAATATTGGTATTGTTTAATCCTAGTTTAGAAATACAAACTACAGATAATTATATCGATTGGACTAGTCTTAGTGTAATAGACTTGTCTACGTTGAATTTTAGTTCTAGAACTATTCCGCAAGGCAATGAAAGTGAAATTGATATCTGTTCAATAGAATTTAAAATGCCAATCTATATTAGTCCTCCTGCCAAAGTCAAGAAACTGGGTGTTATTAGAAATATTGTGGCAAACGTATTTGGTGAAACTGGCGATATTCTTGCATTAGACGACTTAATATATGCTGGCATCGGCAACATGATTCATACTAGAAATGTCAGCGGAAACTTTAGAATACTGTTGTTAAAGAGCAATAACGATCAAGCCAACGACTTTGATGTTTCTATTGTTTCTCCTAGCGAAGTAGTAATAAACAAGACCGGTCTTGAACCTCCCTACAAAACAGGAGATACTGTAGATTGGAATACTATTGTTAATCAATACGGAGGATATATTTCTGGTATCAGTAAAATATTCTTCTTGCAAGCCGACGGCAATGAGCTAGGCGGAACTTTTGTAATAAATGAGCTAGATCCTACTCGTTTACTAGTCAGTCTAGAAGATCGACCATCTAATACTGTAATCTACAGTGCGGTATATCCTAACGGACGTACAACGGTAGATGCAATTGTAGATCCTTATAAGTTTAATCCCAAGAGACCTAACAAAGAAAGTTCTGATCAAACAATAGTTGCCGGAGCAAGATATTTGGTATTAGACGATGTCAATACCAGTACATCAGTTGGTACCACTGTTAAAAATCCTCCATTTAATCCTCAGTTTTCCTATGACGGTCCAGACGGGTGGAAAAACTTAAACGGTAGCGATCCTATTATCCATGCAAACAGTATTATAGAATGGACAGGATCTGAATGGGTTAATTTAATTCCAGAGTGGGTCGTATCTTCTCCTGGCCCTTCTCAGCTAAACTTGATTGCTTATGTACAGAATCAAATAGTAATATATGATGGTGTTGCCTATCAAGCAACAGCAAATATGACTCAAGAAGAAAATACTATAGTCCCGTCAGATAACGATAAGTTCCTGGCCATTAGTCTACTCTTTCAAAATTTAAAAACAGGTATACAATATCGTTGGGGATCTGACAGTCAATGGATGAAGAGTTTTGAAGGTGAGTACGCATCAGGATACTGGAGGTTCGACCTAGATCCGTTATAAGTAATAGATGCAACAACGTGCCGGATTACTTTTCCTTGCTAGAACTACAGGTAGACTGTTATTGATTCTAGAAGATCAAAAATGGACTGTTCCTACATTTCCAAGAAACTCTACCCTTTTAGATGATGCAGAAACTCTGATGTCTAAATATTCTATAGGAAGAATATTACCTATAGAATTGTATCTATCAGAGGATCGAGGGTTTGAATATGGCACATATGTTTGTCTAACAGATAACGAATTTTTAACTTCTGCCAGCCAAACAATATGTTGGGCAAGTTTTGATTGCCTTCCAAAAAATCTGCACAACGGGCTGAAGACAACATTAAATAATCAGCTTATTAGAGCAAAAATTGATACTATAATGGTGCTAGAAAATGATTCCAAAAATACAAAATAGTCAACGGTTTAAAGAAGATTACAATAATTTTCAAAAACAAATTAACGAAATCGAAAACGACGACGTGTTGAAACAAGAGCTTACTGTTTGTTTACAGCAGTTGAAAAGCAACGTGGGCTACATCGATCGTTGCCACGAACAGATGTTTATTAACGGAAAAATATCCTCTGAAGTTTCTGAACTAAGAGAGGAAGTATCTAGACTTAAAACTCTCTTAGAACAAAAACTTGCAACCTATCAGCGATTGCACTCTGCAATTAAGCCTGAGCTTCACCCCAACGCAGAATAACGCCGGCTGGTACTGCTGTTCCAGTAGTTTTAAACACGTTAATAGCCAATACATCTGGTCCATTTGGAAACGCACCTCTACCACCGATAGCAGTAGTTGTAAGTTCTTTTAATTCTCTTAAATCTAGAGCATTTAAACTACCTGGTTGACATAAGAACGAAAATACCTGTTCGCCTGGTAGTGCAAATTGTGGATCACCAAACTGGAAAGTTACTGTACTTGCCGCAGCAATTGAAGTATTTCCGTTTTGAGTAAAGGTAGCTCTAACCACTGTTGTTGCACCAAGCCGTCTAGTGCTAACTGCAGATACTGATGTTCCTGCAGAGAATTGCGTATAAGATGTTGCTATTCGAGTTCCTACCGAAGCTCCGGAAGAATTCCAGGTTGCTGTTGTAAAGAACAAGAAGTTTGTACCTGAATAAGACGCTGCTGTACCAGAAGCAGTAACTGTTGTAGAAACGTTTGTATTACCGCCAATGGTTGCATTTGCACCCGAACTCATAACAATTCTAGTGTAATTCACACTGCCAACTCTTGCATATGACGGTGTTATAGAACTGATAGTTTGTCCGCTAATTACAAAAGTAGTAGCGTTTAATGTGTCTCCTGCTGCTATGCCCGATGTAGTATTATCAGTATCTGTTATCAAAAAGTCTGTTCTGCCTACGGCGTATGCACTAGCA